TGCGTATGTTGCTCGTTAATATCATGAACAACATCACGGCTTCCGTGGCTGCGGCAACTGCTGGTCCGGCGCCTCTGCTTATTGATACAGCAGTAGCACCTACCTAGCATCGTTCTTTAACCCCTCCTTATAGGAGTTATGCAATGACTCATAAAGTCGCATGGAACGAGGAGTTCGGTTATGACTCTTCGATTGAAATCCTCTCGGATCTCGCATCGTCGCACTGCCACGCGAGTGGCTCGGCTGGTCGCCGCCTACTTGAGCTTATACGCTCTGGCGACTTCGCAGCTGTGTGCGCATTTGAACCTGACTACAGCGGACAGCTTTCTGCTTCTTGTTTGCTCGATATCCGTCAGGCTCTTGGCTATTTTCAAAAGCTTGAGCCTTTAGATATCGGTGCAGACAAGGAAAGCGTAGCGCGTAGGAAGTTCTATGAGTCTGAAGTGGAGTGTTTAAAAACGAACATCCTCTTTCGCAAATGGGCGTGCGGCGAATTTTCATTCGACCGCACTGTTGAACACGTATTGTACGTGGCTCAGCAGAAAATTGCCCAATGCCTCGGTGATGTTCCTAGCTTATCTGAGCTAGACATCCGTTTCGGACCCGGTGCTACTACTTCTGTATTAAGAAGAAATGCCTGTTACCGCGTTAAGCTGTCACAGGTTCCATCTTGTAGTACGGACATGCTACCTCTCATCTCTTCTTTTCTTGAAGAGGTGCCTGGATATTCTCAGGTTCATTCGATCGCGGATAGCTTGTCGCGATCTGGTGATGAGATCTGGACAGTTCCCGTTGAGCTTCATACCGGGAAACTGTCGTTCGTACCGAAAAACGCGAAAACGTACCGGTCAATCATGATCGAGCCAACGTGTAACACTATGTTACAGGCTGGTCTCGGTCGATGGATGGCTGGTAGGTTGCTGCGCGTTGGGCAGGACACGTCTGATCAGTCGCGTAATCAACGACTGGCGCAGTACGGTTCTCTTACCGGAGCTTTAGCAACTCTGGACCTGTCGTCTGCATCCGACTCGGTTAGCACTGAGTTGGTCGCTCACCTTTTGCCTGTTGACTGGTACTCGCTCCTTTCTATGGCGCGTACCGGTGTTGTCAGGGACGGAAGCCGTGAAGTAAAACTTCACAAGTTTTCGTCTATGGGCAACGGCTTCACATTTCCTCTTCAGACTCTTATTTTTTGGGGTTTGATTGAGGCAGTTGCGGAGGTTAAACAGGCGTCCAATTTCTTCAACTCTGTCTATGGAGACGATATAATCGTTCCCACGTGCATAGTTGAGGACGTGCTTCATGTTCTGCACGTTTGTGGCTTCTCGATTAACGCTGAGAAGTCTTATTGGACGGGTGCTTTTCGCGAATCTTGCGGAAAGGACTATTTTCGTGGTATTAACATCCGCCCTCTGTACGTTAAGAACTTATTGACGTACGCGGATCTCTTCAGAATTCATAATTTCT